GGGACTCTCGCCCCCACATAAAATATGCTACCGGAGCAGCATCTGCGAACGCGTGGGATATTACGTTTCTTCATGATTCACCTCCTTCTGGGATACCTTAATCCCGAAATCATCAACCACCATGCTTAAAAAGTATGATGTCCCTGCGCTTATACAGCCACACAAGAATGCGTTAACGGCTGAATATTCAAATGTAAATAGTTCTGTGTACGGACTTACGCCCCATAGAAATACGCCAACCCAGAATCCCATACATAAATGGCAGTGGAATAGGCGACCAAAGCCGCCCCAAGATTGGCACTTCGGGCGTATCTTATTAAAGATATGTCCGTGTATAATAATGAAGGTCATACCATAAGCGGCAAGTATAAAATGTAGTAGTTGCATTAAGTTTTATCTGTTAATTCTGACTGATCTGTGACCTGAAGCTTCTTATTGATCGCATCGATGAACAAGGCATTTAGATCAGGGACCGGGGCGTCAGGCCTTAATCCATTTAGGTAGTTTTCGAGATCATCAAAGGGAGCTTCTGTTTGAAAGATTTTCTCTTCCAGCTCATCATCTGTTATATCCAGCACAGCTGCATCTATGCAAAGAGCTTTAAATATTGTATCCAAAACTCTTTTATCAAACTTTTTGTTTCTTCCGCCGCGTATAGCGCCAATAATCATATTTCCTATGCCAGCAAAACCAGCAACTGCGCCGCCGGCGAGGGCTCCTGCGCCGCCGGTTACTATACCAGTGGCGGCCAAGACCCCTGCTAGGCCTAGTGCCCAGTCTGCCCCGGTCTGTAGTTTATCTAGTAACTCTTTTGCGTTTTTATCTTTTCTTGCAACTGCATAGGCAACTTGATAAGCCTGCCTAAATTCGCCGGCGTTGGTGAAGTTGGCTCGGCAAGCTTCAGCGCCTTGTTCATCTAACTGAAACGCTCTCCACCCCTCCATAATGAGCTTCATTTCACTCATAGTCTAATACCGGTTGCGTAGCGGACGATAGTAGTAGCCCGGGCGCATAGAGCCCTTCTCAGCATACTGCGGAACTTCACCGTACTCTGTCGTGTCGCGATCAGTCGGGTGGGTATACATATCCTCAAGTTCTTTCTCATATTCGTCAGCGATGTGTTCATGCTCTGTCTCATCGTTTAGGAACTCTGATATTACGTAGACCGCGGCCTGCAGGGAGTTAATCTGTTCGTTTGTGAACAACATTCCCTCCAGAGATCGGAACACGTTGCCGCCTTGGACTGTCCCTCTATCGAGGACACCCTTGTCGGCCAGCAACTCCATCAAACGGTTCTGGTATTCGTACACATCTTCAGTTGAGCTGTTCTTCGGAAAGGTCACAACCTTCATGTCTTCGGGCATCACAGCAATATCAATTTTGGTGTGATCCATAATAAGCAAAGAGCCGTCGAGGCCGCGGCGCGCGTTTAACTCGACAGTTGCCTGGGGGCCTCCAATCTTAATCTTAATCATTTGCTGATAGCTCCCGGACTAGTTCTTGTGTTTTCAGAACCTTATTAAGATCCTTTTCATTAAACTCTCTTTTTCGGAACTCTTCTAGATAACTCATTACCGCTGCAGCCTTCTGAGATATTAATTGCTCTGTGCTGTTTTTCGTTACCTCGGCCAGACTTCTCTTGAGGCGCGCCAGTTCTTCGTTAAGATATACTTTTAATTCAAATTCGTTGTCGGCAAAACTTGTTATGTAGTGATTCAGGAGATCCTTCTGTTCGCTCAATAGCTCGGTGTACTTATTGTTGAACTTTTTAATAAACGAAACATAGGTCAGATTATCAATTGATTTTAAATCTTCTTTCTCGCAGAGCGGAACCTGTCGGGACATCTGATCAACAACGGCCTGCTCAAAAAGAACTCTTTTCTTTACCGGAGTATCGCCATTAAAAATCGCCGAGACTGAGGCTAGGGATTTAAAGTTAGGAACAAAGTTGGCCCAGACCTCTTTGCCCAAACCTTTGTTGATGGCTGAGATAATCTTGGACTGCTCGTTAAAAATAACATTTTCATCTAGCTGCGCCCTCGCAATCTTTACTTCCTGGAGATATCTTTCTGCGACCTTCTGGTCTGTATTGGTGGTATTCAATAAGATAGCATACAATTCAAGTTCTTCTGCTAAAGGATTGCCTTTGGTAAAGTAGTTTTTAAGAATCGAAACCACCGTGGCCTTCTTTGCGGCGGCCTTTGTAACAATTGACTTAGTGAATTCGCGCGTCAAAGTTTCATAGATAAATGCTGTGTTTCTTTTTTTATTATGTTTCATCTTTTTTGACCTCTTTGTTCTCCATCTGCTCTACGAGCTTGCGGACCATTATGGTGTTCTCCATCAGTCGTGACTCATTATTAGTGTAAATAGATTCTTTTTGCTCTTTTAGGCCTACTAGAGAACTAAAGTCAATATTTCCCACACCTATATGATTAATAGATACGCGGCCCGGTGCCTTCGCACGATCAGTACTTAGTCGTGGTGCTTCCGGCAATGCTGTGTTTTTTATGTTGCGGCGTTTCGGGCCGAGATTACGGCGCGTATCTCCGCCGCGTTTCGCGACAGTCTTATATGAGCCCTTCTCGTATTGGTGCTCGTCCTCTTCGCTTAAGTCTTCTCTGCGGCCTGGGGTTGCCAAGAGCGCGCTGTCGTCTTCTGGCGCAGCTTCTTCGCCGCCTGCGTCACCGAGGCCCTCTTCACCGCCTAGGTCGCCGAGGTCATCGCCGCCGCCTAGGTCGCCCAATCCTTCGCCGCCGCCGCCAAGTGCGTCTTCGGCGCCCTGCTCAACAACTGACTCAAGCGCTTGCTGGAATTTCCTATCATGGAAAGACTCTCTCTGGTTTCTGAGGAATTCATCATCTGAGAGGCCCAGGATATTGTGAGCAACCCAGCGCTTGCTATAGGTTCCTTCCGGAACAGAGTTGGCCACATCGAATTTGGTTCTTAAATATTCTAGTTGCTGCAGCTCGGCGAGTCGGGAAGGATTATTCAGTGTTAACTTAAAACTGATTAGGTCGTCGGCTCGGAAGCCTAGAGTATACAGGTGAACAACGGCAATCTTCTCTAGTTCCGCTATCAAGGATCTCTGTAGTCTCTGAATTGTTCGTGCGAAACGAATATCCTTTTGAGCCAAGGTGCTCTTGTCTTCATCGGCGCCTTCAAGATTCGTGAGATAAGACTGCGGGATTTTGATCGCTGAGAACAACTTGTCTCTCAGATATTTAACATCCTCGATATCGTCCAGGGACTTTGCGCCAGGGAGAGAAATAATATCCGAACCGACCCCGCCACGCATTGGGATAAAGTAATCTTCTTCTAGAGATAGCGGGTTGTATCGGAGGTCGACGCGGCCGGTATGAGAATCAACCAAAGAGTTTCTCTTCAGCTCGCCCTTTACCTTTTCCATATACTGTGCGACTTCTTGAGGCGGAATGTTACCTACGTCAATCTTAAACACGCGGCGCTCGGGGGCGCGCACAACACGATAGGCAATCATCGCGTCTTCTAGAAGTGTGAGCTGTCGCCAGATTCGGCGAGCGGGGTCAAGGATCGATGTTCCATAGGGAGCATGGCGATCGTTGCCCAAGATGCGGAAGTGGGCAACCTGCCAGTTCTCGAAAGTCATACCGGCGCCATTCCACTGATACTGAATGTAGTTCGGGTTTGTTGGGTCCTGACCTTCAAGCCTTTCTACTTCATTGTTCGGCATACCAATAACTGATGTCACTCCCATTTTGTCGTCGAGATCTAGATAAAGGAAGAAGTCGCCGTACTTGCACATTGATCGTGCCCAGCCGAAAGCGTTGAATTCCAGGTTCAATACATCATAAAATAAAGAATTCAGAATTGTTTTGATCTCAAGGTTCATACAAGAGATGTTTAAAACTTCATCGTATTCATTCGATGTGGTCATTTCATCAGCATAGATATCAATAGCAGATGCAATCTCGGGCATATACTCCATCTGTTCAAAGTCGGTATATCGGTCAGCACGGTTCTGGTTGCGGAATGCAGCAGACGTCCACATATTGTAGTTCTGCGACATGTTGGTATCTGCTCGCTTGAACTCCTGGCCGCTCATTGAGCGGAAGCGGTATCGATACTTCTCTAGGTCGTTGCGGCGTTCCTGGCGAGCGATCTGAGTACGATAATCAATAATCGGACCAGATAATAGTCTTGTCAGTCGCTTAAATAACGGTGACGCCGGGTTGCGTGTGTTGTTGCTAGATGCCATGGTTTATCCTTTTATCAATCCTTCATACATTTGATTATAGTTCACAGCTTCTTCTGAGCGCTGTGTTTCTTTACTCAGCTTATGACCTGTCATTCCAGGAATCGTAGTCGATATCCTGGTGTGCGATGTAGATATAGCAGACAAAAACTCTTTGCTATACTCAATATCTTTTTGGCTTTCAACTATCACAGTATCTCTCACCCAACATCCAATGGCAAAGGACATAACTAAATCATCGTTATAACTTCTCATCGCTTGCGGTCTTCCTGCCTGCCAAATAAACGTTTTCATTTCAGAAAGCAAACGATTAGAGTTAATTTTAATTAGTTTGTTTCTCATAAACTCTTCCATCTTAGCGACGATAAGGGGTCTTGTCTTCGAGGATGTGGTGAATCCAGGAATTACATTTGACTGCCACTGGGCACTTACTGGATCTACGTACTGGTGATCGCCCTTCCGAGAGTGATATA